GTTCTTTGATTAACCTGAAAGTTAGCTGTAGCCGCATCACTGCCTATACTTACATTAGAATTTTGCTCTATCCTCATTGATTGCACTAAAGTCGTTGCTGTATTATTTGGCCGTACATAAAACGCTGTCATTTGCCCTAAAGAACTATCGTTATATGTTTGTGTTGCAAACCCTGTAATTATAGGAACCGTGAATGTGCTGTATCCCGTATCTGCCCTGCCTGATGTATTGAATGACCCAATAAGAGCGCCATTTACAGTATGGGTAGGAGTTGCCCCCGTACCGCCCGATTGTCTTGCTACTATAGAAGAATAAACACCGCTACCATAAGCCTCAAGATATATTCTTGTTCTGTTATTATCCGCATTCACTATACGCAACATTGCTGTTTCGCTTTCGAGAATAGTAGGCAAACTTGTTCCTGCTGCATTCCTTGTGATTAAAAGTGGTATGCCTGACACCCCCGTAAACCCACCTGCATTAGTGAAAGTTGGGTTTATAATTGTTGAATATAATGTTTGATTATTGGCCGTAAATGCTTTATTAGGCTGGAAAAAAGATATGCCTGTTGTCTGGCCAGTGTCTGCCTGGTTGGTGTACTTGTACCTTGGCAGGGTATCGTTTGTTAATGGGTTTATTATTACACTGCCCCCTGTTGTTACTCTTACACCTACATTATTCCCACTTTCCATATCCGCTAACTGCGGTTTACCTGCAGTGAAAACAAACCCTGTGTTACTGTTGATGTTTAACAGGCCCTTACCCCTAAAATAATCGCTTATCACTACGGCGCCATCCACATTTACTTTACCCAAAACAGAACCAGGCGCGCCGAAGTTTGTAGTATCTGATGTAACGTATAAGGATGTAACCCCAGTAACAGGGTTACGTATCATCCCTGAAATTGAAGGAATATAAGTACGTAAATAACTAAGGTTTGGTAAGGTATCAAAGGCGTTGGTCGACATTAACCTTACAACCCCATTACTACCACTTACAACCTGTATATCATGAAGATACTGGTTAACAGAAATATCTCTTATGGCTAATGTATTACCCAGTCCCCCATTATCAAAGATTGCCCCATTGTGGAATTTAGTGCCTGATGGCGCAAGTAAATCTATTGTTTCGGCTGTCCATATACTAGTATGGCCCAGTATATTCAGATTGGCGGTTTGAAAGTTTATGCTATCATTACTGTTGGGCAGCTTTACGCTGAATACTTCATTTCCTGTGCTACCGGTAAAGTATAGTTTTTGCCCGTTTAATAAAACATTGTGATTGCTGAAAAATGTAGATCCGTTGTTTAATACCGCGTCCCATGTTTGACGGTTGGATACAGAAGTAAGGCTGTCAATTAACTGTGTAGGGGTAACGTATTTAACTGTGCTATCTGTGTAATGCACAAAGGTGGCATTTGCTACATTCGTGCGTAAATAAACAGAAAGCATAGAGGCGGTGTCTGAAATGCGTAAATACTGTGAGGCGTTCGCAATAGCAGACCATGCAGCGCCGTGAGGATTGTAAACATACAAAAGGCTATTGCAGCTATCATAATACACCATTACACCCCTTAAAGC